GGTGAGCGCGGTTTCTATAATGGACTGCGTATACACTTATAGCCCTATAAGGCTATAATGCTCGCCTTATCAATCGACATTTCGCAAAGACACCCCCCCACAAAACTACCTCGATTATTGGGACTCTTATCCTACCAATAATAGAGATAACTTTTGTAGTATAGTATCATGTACCTCTAAAGTATTCGATAATCTGTATTATTGCTATACTCCGCGCAGTATAGTCGATAATGCGATCCCTTTCGTCCGATCCGCCCGGTTCGGACCACTATACAACCCTATACGGCAATGTTGTGGCACTATTGTGGCACTATTGCTACACAATAGCAGAAATGGGGTAGCGAATGGCTGAGCAAACGCAGCAAACGCAGCAAACGCTAGGACAGAAGGTTGCAAATGAGGTTGCAACGCTTCAGGATCGGAGTCCAAACCGCCGATTTGGGCAGTACCTTTATGACGCGCTGGACCACGTAGCGCCGCACATTGCAAATGAAATCGCCGGCAGTGATGCCGACCCATACTACGCAGAAAACAAAAGCGACCCTAGCGTAAAGACTTTCTGGCTGTTTGTTGCAATCGCCAACCACCGGGAGGCATAACAATGATGAACGAGGACAGGGCCGAGCGGCTGAACCAAGCCGCAATCTTCGCTGACAGTGCGGCGGAAGCAGCACTTCAGGCCAAGAACCTAATCGAAGAACAGCACGATGAAGATGAGAGAAACGAACTACAGAGTGCAGCAGCAAAACTGTATGGGGTGGCTTCCGAGTTGGAAGATAAGTGGGACAGCATCGCGTGGAAGGGTAGCGAAAATGAATGAGCGAGTCGATCGGATAGAGAAGATCACCAATGAGATGGGACAGATCCTAGAGGTACTCGATCACTCGTACAGGGCGCGACGTCGACTTGAGGAGGTGCATGAGAAGATGGAAACTGCCGGAGTAGAGGATGAGGACAGGCTCCAGGTGGCGCAGATGATCCTCACCTTGGGGAGTTTGGAGTATAAGTGGCAGGCGCTCCTTACGGATAAGAAGGTAGAGGCACGGAGGGCATAACAATGCAAACTAACGCGCACAGTGTCATCGTAACGTACCCTAACGACCTCTCGCTTGTGTGGTATCCTGACAGTCCAAACTATGTCTACCTCTACCGTACTTTCCCCGATGGTTCTATTGATCCGATGCACCGCAAGCACTACTATCTGGGTACCGCTCTAACTCTCAGCAATGTTGGCATCGGTATCGAATGGGTCTACAATAACAAGGTCGACGAGTATGGGGACGAAAATGAGTAAGCAGAACGCAAACTACAGGCAGATCCCGCACCGTTTGCAGCGTAGGGTGCCGTTCCGTGGTCACACAATGACCGCGGATTGGATGTATGGGCGTGAGATCCTTACGGACCGTCATGTTCGTCGTTTGGTTACATCGCAACTCGACGAAGATGCAATCGAGCCCTACGACGACTACTATGTGGTTTGGTCTTACAACCTCCCGATCGCTATTGTACACCGTGAGTATGGTGTGATCCGCAATGACGATAAGATTTCCAAAACTACGGCCCGCCACCAGAATCTCGTCCGCGCTTGGCTCAAGGAGTGACAATGTATTTCGTCCACCATTTCGACATTGTAGGCTATGCCCACGAAGGTGACGAATACTGCCTCGATTGTGCCCAAAAAATGGGCATTGACACAAACGGCGACGACGACGACGTGGACGAAGTCAACCCACTTGTGGCCGGAGACGAGTGGTATGACTTTGACAATCACGGCTGCCAGCAGCGAAACTGTATGGGGTGCTTGGAAGTCCTAGACTCGCTGCATCCGCCCGACGTGTGCGAGAACCCTGATAAGATTATCTTCCAAGAGCCGGTCGACACCGAGAAGGGGTGCTACGAAGATGCATAACGAAATCGAGTGGGGCACCAAAACGATCCCACTGTTCGACCATAGCCTGTATCCCCCCGGCGAGCTTGACCTAGAGGTCATTAGGCTCGCCATTGACTACGGTTACACCTTGCGTCCCGATGATGCCCCTGTGGTGGCTGCATTCGAGGAACCTGAGTATGATTTCGACGACTTGCAGCGTGAGCATGACGAGCAAATGCTCGCAGAAATCGCGGACGACGCTGTTGATTGGCTGAACGAAAACCTAGCCGCCGATGGTATGGTCTTCTATCACGATGGTGAACTCGGCGCGTTTCTGTACGTGCCGGTTGACTCTACTGAACCTAAGGAGCGTGAGTAATGGTATACTTGTACTCCGAGGATGGAGCCATGCGTAAACTGCTAGACATTTTCCCCGGCATGGAGGTCGGGGAGGACAATGACGGTCAGTTGATCGTTTACACCAACACAAGACTCAAGGATGGCTGGGTTGTTACGATGGAGGATGAATAATGACTGACCGCCCCAACACCGCTTCACCGCACATGGTGTACCACGCTGATGAGTATGGGTTCTCCCTGTCTTGGACAGGGCGCATTGACGACCCTGTCGAGCGCCACGACGGAGGATACAACGAGCCAATTGGCGCCACCTATGACGGGTACGAGGTCATCCAGCGAGCCAAGAGCGACCACCCCGTGAAGTGGATGGAAGCGCTGATGCTGCTGGCCCTCGACATTGGCGAAGGGAGGATGAATAATGACTGACCGCCCGAACATTCGTCCCGCACACGTCGTCTACCATGCCGACGAATACGGTTTCTCCCTGTCTTGGACCGGATGGGCAAACGATCCTATCGAGGTCCATGACGGAGGATACGCCGAGCCGGTCAAGGCCCGGTACGTTACGAGCTGGCTTGAGCCCTACGTCTACGAGGCACGTGGTGTCCGAGGCATTTACGGTGACACCGGGGACGAGGACCTAACGCTCGGTGATGCACTCTACGCGCTTGAGTTGATGGCCCGCGACATTGGCGAAAGGAAGATCTAATGCCACACTTTGTGCTGGTGCTCGGCGATAACGAAACGTATGGCGACCTACACAACAGTAAGATTGTCGCCGTTAGTGGCAATCACTACCCTCCCGCCGACCTTGACCGTTTGGTAGAGTCGGTGGCCGCAACCGGACGCAACCTTCCCGGCGTAACATACATTGGCCGATTTCCCAACGTAGACGAAGGAGGACTTGAGGAACTAGGGCAGGTGATTAGAATGTTCCTGCCCGATGCAGTGTTTGACGTAGAGGACGACGGCCAACTTATTATCTATACGAACCGTTGGGCAACGCCCGGTGGAGAGTTGTACGATAGTCCCTACCGTGACTGTGACCGTTGCGGACGTAGCACTCCCGCAAGCGACTACCCGGATTGGCCGGATGGTGTGTGCTATGAGTGCCGGGTCGCAAACGATGAAATCGACCCTGGCATCGACCCTGGCATCGACCCTGACGTCGACGACTATTGGGAGTATGAGTGATGGACGACATTTTTGGTACCGTCCGCAAGATGCTAACCGAGAATACCGGCAAGCACATCCTTGACAGTGGCGGCGTGTATGGTCGCCATTGGGAGCGAAACAAGTCCCGTGACTTTCGTAACGAGCCATACGGATGGTGGGACATTATACTGAACGTCCCCTACCCTGTGGTGTCACTGTACTCGGTGCTCACGGAGGTCTTTTATGACGCTAACCTTGAGGACGTAACCGAGGACTACGAGGATTTCGCAGAGTCCGAGGACTATAAGCGCAAGCCCCACCTTGAGTGCCTGTATGCTTTTGGTGACCGCAACGATTGGGGCCATGTTGTTAGCGATAACACTGCCAACAGAGAGAACGTTTTAGATCAAGACTTCCAATCCGTGTGGTGGCCCGACGCAGAGATCATCGCCATTCAGTCACACAATGGCGCTGACTTGCGCGGTGGCTATTCTACTCCGCGTTTCTTCGAGTGTGACCACGGCCTGTTCGATGACTTGATTTCACGAGCTACTAGCGTCAATGCGGTTTGCACAGGCAACGAGCCTGAGCGTCCCGATCCTGAGCCTATGAACCTGCCGGGCGTGCCACCGCCCGAGAAGGGAGAGCCACACGCTATTGATTTGTGGTGGGATGGCATCCGAGTTGACGATTTGCAAGTTATTGACGGCCGCGTCATTTGTCCCGAGGAAGATTGCAACGGTACGCTGGAGGTGTGCCCATGACTGAACAGACTTCGACTAGCATCACGCTGTTTATCGACAGCGACAGCGATTTCCGAAACGGTTTCGTTTCAGGCTACGAGCCAACCGTATACGTTGCGGTGGATGCGTACCCGGTCAACTTTAGCATCCACCTAAACGATCTTGACAGTGCCCGTGAGTTTCTGCGTCACATGCAGGATGCAGTTGAGAAGGCTGAGCGTCACATCGCTGAGCAGTCAGCAGACAGCGACGAGAACCTGTTTGTGATCTGGTCTGACGAGGAAGGAGCTTGGTGGAACAACGACAACGGGTGGGTTCTGTTGCCGCACTACGCAACTAGGTTCACTCTGTCAGAAATCCGAAACGAGGAAGTCAATCTTCCATTTTCTAGCGAGTGGGTCAATGTAAAGGACATTGAGGCTTAATGCGTAAGCTCCGAACCCAAGTCGAGATAACATGCATGGCGAAACACCTTAGGCGCGGGTTTGCTTTAGTGCTAGACGATGGCACACCGGCGCCGATCGTAAAGCGTGAACGGCTCATGGGCGGGTATGTAGAGATCGTATTCTACGACCCCAATGAGCAAGAACACGCTACTATCTTCGTAAACAAACACGACTACTTTACTGTCATCGTTGGCCACGGCGTCCCACAGGAGGTAGACATTTATGAGTAAGCGCAAGCGCGATCCCGTTACTATGTACCGTAGCCGTGCGTACACCACAGCCAAGTATCTTGGAGATTTTCAGGCAGTCCGCAAGGGCAAGTACGTTGAGCGTTTCAGTCAGCGTATCTTGGGTAAGTACAGTCGCCGAGCGATGAACAAGGGGCTTGGTCCTATGGCGCGATAAACTACAGTTACTAGTCACTAACTAGGCAATAAAATGTACACGATAAGCGTTTTTAGACTCCAGTCCGGCAACCTGCAATACTTCGTGCGCCCAGCGCACGAGGACCCGACCCCTTGGCTCGGCAGCGAGCATGTGCTGTCAGTCAAGGTAGAAGCACCGACCCACGGCGCTGCCGTGGCCGAGGCCCTGGTCCGGCTCGCTAGGGAGAGCGGGTACGGGGGCCACTAGCAATCAGGTACGATTTGGGGTTGCACGCCCCATCCAGCACAGGTACACTCTGTACTAGCACAGCACGACGCAACCAATTAAGAGAAGGAGCAACACCATGTCCGTCCAGTTCGTGAGCGAGCTTCCGAAGTCCCGGCGCGGCTCTGGCCGCACGAGCGTGTGGCAGCCTATCCTCGACCAGTTGACCGAGGCCCCGGACCAGTGGGCCGTGATTAGCGAGCCCAGCACCACGGCTTACGGTACTGCCAATAACCTGCGTGCTGGCAACGGTCCTGCCGATGCTGAGTACGACACCATGACCGTCAATGGCGAGGAGGTCAAGGTCCCAAGTGGCTTTGAGATCGTCGCCAAGAGCGTTGGCCCGGACGGCGAGCCGCTGGGTACTGAGCAGGTGCAGAAGCGTGATGGTACTGTTGAGGACCGTCCGCTCGCTATGATCTACGCTCGTGCGCTGACTGACGAGACTCGCAAGCAGCTTCGTAACGAGAAGCGCAAGCAGGCTGAGCAGCGTCAGAAGCGACAGGCTGAGGGTCAGTAACTAGCAACCCATAATGGGTATAACATGCTAGCAGAGAGTTAGGGCCGACTCCTCCGGGGGTTGGCCCTACTCTATGGGCCGGTACGCAAATAGGGATAGCGGCTTGACTTAAAATCAAGTGAATGTGGGTTCGAGTCCCACCCGGCTCACTAGGGTAGGTAGCCCTTTATAGATACCAAATAAGGAACGACAAAAATGCTAGTAACCCGCACGTTACAGCATACAAATCGTTCGCTAGGTGCGGCTAGAAAGCGGCTGTTTGAGGTCGCGGGCTACCTACCCACTAAGCCATAGCATAATAAGTGCAATAATGCGCCGGTAGCTCAGTAGGATAGAGCAACGGATTTCTAATCCGTAGGTCGCAGGTTCGAGTCCTGCCCGGCGCGCTCCCGTGTATGACACCACAGGCACAGCAAGGAGCAGTAATGCACTTTCGAGATTACCAAGACACGGCGCAGGAAACTGCGATTTACCCTGGCAGGTATGCTGAAACAGGACTTTACTACGCTGTGCTTGGTCTTGTTGGTGAGGCAGGAGAGCTTGCTAACAAGACAAAGAAAGTGATCCGTGACGGTAACGATCCTAATGTTACCGCTGCGGAGCTTGGCGACGTACTTTGGTACGTTGCTATGGTCGCAGAAGAAAGTGACCTGTCGCTAGAAGATGTGGCGCAGGCTAATCTTGATAAGTTGAGTGACCGGCAAAAGCGAAACATGCTAGGAGGTAGCGGTGACTACAGGTAATGCTACGAATAACAGTGACCTCGTGATGGGCGCTCTGGTTAACGAGCAAGTTGCAGACGGTCCTTCGTTCCGTGAACAGGAAGACGAAATCCGTCGTCTGCACAATAAGATTCAGTCATTGGATAAAAAGGTTCAGACTTACTACAGTCTCTACAGCCAAGAGCTTAACCGGGCCGAGGCATACCGTGACGCGCTCCGTAAGGTGTACTACAATCGGGGCGTGCCGGGTATCCCGCTGGACGACTACCTGTACGATGTAATCCACGGCGTTGAGGCTTATGGACTTAAGAGGCCATGAGTGGTAAGGGCACGTCGGGGATGAATGCTAAGCGTCGGCGTAAACTAAAGAGCCGTCTCTTAGAACAGGATGCACGTTGTCAACTTAGAATAAAGTGTGACGGCGAGCACCTAACTTATGAGACGGCCACGCTGGACCACATCATCCCTGTTATTCTTGGTGGCACAAACGATAAGAACAACATTCAGTTGTCTTGTAAAGACTGCAACGAAGCAAAAGCAAATAGGCTGTTTCCACAAGTCGATAGTTAGGTGAGTTATGTCACTCCGGGCACGTTACAGCACTTACAGCACAAGGCCAGCAGAGCTGGACTACATTATCCAAACGTCAGAAGAAAATGTTGGCTACGTCCGTATGCGAGTCGAGGCCCTACTCAACGAGTTAGAAGACGAGGGCACTATTCGATACGAGTACGTGATCGCCAACAACAGGCTTTAAGGCTTTAAGGCTTGTAAGCTTTGTAAGTTTGGCCGGTGGTGTAATGGCAGCACCCCAGGTTTTGGTCCTGGTAGTGGGGGTTCGAGTCCTCCCCGGCCAGCGGTAGGTAGGGTAGTCACACAATAATAACCGAGATTATGTTCGTCGTTGTGGTTCCAGGGCTGCCCTACTTACCTTGGGCCATTAGCTCACCTGGCAGAGCACCGGGCTTTTAACCCGGCGGACGGGGTTCGAGTCCCTGATGGCCCACGCAGGGTGGGACGGTTAGGTAAGTAAAGGCCCCATCGTCTAATGGTTAGGACGCCAGACTTTCACTCTGGAAATAGGGGTTCGATTCCCCTTGGGGCCACTCTATACACCACAGGGTTAGTAAGTGTAATAGTCCGATCCGCCTCCCTGTGGTGTATAGTTTTTTGGTCTTAGTTATCGGCTGAAAGGAATGTTTGTGGAACGGCAAAGAGTGCGGGCAGATGCACTTTCTATTCGCAAGTTTCTTGACCCCAATACTAACGATGAGGCTTTTTTGCTTGAGCTTTACAACAATGACTTTGTTGTTGAGCTTGAGCAAGACAAGGAGCAGATTGATGGTCTGATTAGTTTGCTTGCTAACATGAAGAACATGAAGTACCAAACTGTCGAAGATTTGGAGCAGTAATGGAGTGGATGATTACTGTTGCTTTAGTGTTGTTCGTTCTGCTTGTAATGGCAATAGACCCAGGAGGTTTCTAATGACCAAGCGACACATTGCTGGTAAGTGGCCAGCAACTAGCACAGAGCTTAGCCCATCGCAGCCCATTGTTACGCTTGTAGTGGGTCCGTATGACTCGCTCAAGTCTATTGTTGCGTACAATGAGTACGAGCACCAGTACTCTGTCAACGTACACATCAACGATTTTGGAAGCCTCTATCTTGTAGGCATCAATGATGTTGAGCGCATGATTGATGTGCTTGAGTCTGCAAAGTATGTTCTTCGCAGTCTTGAGGTTGAGGACAGCGGTACTGTAGAGTCAATGCACTACGACGATACCGATTTGGACAACGAGTCGTTGCTCGCACGTTACGACGACGTTCCTGTGCCGGAGTAGGAGCGATAATGACTGACAAGGCTAGAGGCATTGAGTAAGTGGATAGTTTACGTCGTTGACGACGACTATAACAACGCCCGTTTCTTGTTTCTTGATGAAGAATCTGATGAGATGCTTTTGACGTCTGAGCTGAACGAGGCTCAGGCTTTTTCATATACTCGTGCTACTAGCTACAAAAACTATCTTGCCAAGGCGTACGATGTAAAGGTCGGTGTTGTAGACTTTCATCAGTTGCTTAGACTTTATAATGGCAAGTCTATTACTAAGCGTAGTACAATCGACGTGAAAAGGAACGATAGACTATGGAATTCCCTGAGGAACAAAATTTCCTCGATGAGCTGAAGCAAGAGCTTATCGACTTGCGTGCTGCTAATACTCATAGAATGGTAGAGTCAAACATTAACGAGTTTGACGACCATATTTATGAGTACTTTAAGTACACGTTTAACTACGTCGGCATTGATCCCAAGGACGTAGAGGAAATCTTGCTCGCAGCTCTTCTTTTCTTCCGTCACTTTAAGCCTTTTATTGAAGACACTGTCGATGTGGACATTGACAACGACGATGAGCTACAGCTTGAGGCAATGACTGTTAACGCTTTTGTGTCTTGCATGACTCGACTTGTGCAAGAGCCAGACGATCCTCGTTATCGTAACACTGTCGTTTCGTCAGACTAGGAGCACTTATGCTACACAATAGTCGCAGGTTTTGGGTGCTCGTTGGTAGCATCGGCACTTTGGCCGTTGTTGTGCTGGCTTTGACCGTAGCGTTAACGGTGTCTATTGTCATGGACGACAACGGCAACGGCAATGGTGATGTTGCCACCACAGAAACAGAAACTGAAACCGATGACCCTGAGGACCGTGTTGTAGATAGCTACCAGTGGCGCGTCATGGAGGATGTGTGGTACACGTTCACTTATGACGAAAGGGAGTCATACTGCTACGCTTACAACATGGACCCGTCGTGGACCTTAGAGCAAATGGAGATGAACATCACTACGGATGTATGGAGTAGTGAGGTAGCTAGAGACTTTCACGACGAGAAGTGTGCCCGCTTTGACTAGCTACACAAAAAGAGAGGGCCGGATTAGCAGGGGAGCCTAATCCGACCCTCTCTCCGTACCCGGTGCCCGTCCGGTAGTACGTTCGCGCGGTAGTCCTCGGCGCGCTGCCAGCGTACCACAGGAGGGACAGACCAGCCTCTCCCCCTGTGGTGGCCGTGCGCTGGGCGCACCGGCCCCTGCGCTGGCTTGCCTCGCTGCCCCGGCCGCGTGTATAATGCGCGCTCCTTGCTTAGTGACCAACTAGCACATACCACTATGAAAGAGAGCTATAGATGCACAAGTTACTTAATGACTCTATGACTGCTTATGACGCTATGAAGCAGTCTGCTTATTGGGACCATGATACTGATACCGGCATGTTCGAGGGCTCTTTGGTGAGCACTTTTGAGGATGCAGGCATTGACAGGTCCCGTTACAGTCAGGTAGTGAAGAAGCTCAAGGATATGGGCTGCATTGAGCAGGTCACTAGAGGCAACGCGCACAAGCCCTCTAAGTGGATTCTTTACAAGGAGCCCACTCAGACTGATTTCGAGATGGCTGGCGGTAGTTGGGTTAGCCACACTGGTAGTGGAGGATTGAGGGGAGACTCTAAGAGCCAGCGCATTACTGACTTGCAGGCAAGAGTACAGGACTTAGACTATCGTCTACAGTACGTTGAGAGAATGTTAAAGGAGTACACTAGTTGACTGAGGCAAGGAAAGCTCCAAGGTTTCCACCAAAAGAGAAGGGCACTAGCTTAGTGCTCCTTTTTATGTCAGAGACAGAGCCGCCTCTCGAACACGCTACTTTTGCTCCGGTGTCCGACGGAGAGCCAGATTTCGAGGAAGCGCACTGCACTTGCAAGGGTTTTGCATACAGGGGAGAGTGCAAGCATGTCGACCGATTCATCGAATACTACTCAAATTTACTGGAGTGAGCTTGCACAGTCTAAGCTAAACGAGTTTACGCTTCGAGATTACCAGAGCGTTGCAGTAGATAAACTAGCGGATCAAGAGTCCGTTTTTATTTGTGACACTATGGGGCTAGGTAAGACTGTAACTACCGTTGCCCTTGATAGTGTTCGTCGTGAGCAATACCACAGCAAGAAGCACAAGCATTATACGCTTGTGATTGCTCCTCTTAGTGGTGTTGTTGATTCGTGGGTTCGTCACTTTAGACGAGCGCGTCCAGACTTAGTGGTCAAGCGTATTGATCCTAAGAATCGTGAGCGTCTATACCTACTAAAGAACGGCGAGCCTGAGCCTGATGTAGTGGTCGTCCACCATGAAGCTTGCCGACCTAAGTTGCTCGGCGAGTGGTTGGCTGACCCTTATTGGGGCAGGGGGGATTTCAACAACAGGACTAAGAGCAAGTTTCAGTGGGCTCACGTTATCGTAGACGAGGCTCATGCGTTTAAGAACTACAGGGGACGCAAGAAAACGCAGCGAGCTATTGGTCTTCACAAAATTCGTAAGGTAGCGTACAAGACTGCGCTCACTGGTAGCCCTATTGTTAATCGTCCCGACGAGATGTGGTCAATGTTGCATTGGCTGTATCGTCAGAATCAAGAGTGGCGTTCGTATTGGCGTTTCTACGAGCAGTACGTTAACTATATTTACGCCACTAATGACAAGGGCGAATACTTAGGCTACCACATTGTGATTGGACCTAAGAATAGCGACGAGCTGCGTGAAAAGATCGAGCCGTTTTACATTCGTAGACGCAAAGAAGAGGTACTCCGTGAGTTGCCAGACAAGTACTTTACGGAGCATACTGTAGAGCTGTCTCCTAAGGAGCGCAAGCCGTATAACGATATGAAACAAGAAATGCTTGCATGGGTCAACGACCAAGAAGGCAACGAGAAGCCTGTGCAAGCGCCTATCGTTATTGCTCAGCTTGCTAGGCTACAGCAGTTTGCTCTAGGTACTGGTGGGCTTAATGCTAAGGGCGACGTTGTTATCAACAAGCCTAGCACTAAGCTTGATGCAATCATGGATATCGTTAACTCTACTGATGAGCAAATCGTAGTGTTCAGTCAGTTTAAGCAGTTTATCAACTTGCTTCGTGACGAGCTGAACGCTCAAGACGTCAGTAACGAAATCCTGACCGGCGAGACTCCAATGAAGTTTAGAGATCGCATGGTGCAGGACTTTCTTAAGGAAAAGTACCGAGTCTTTGCGGCTACGATCCGAGCTGGTGGTGTAGGTATCGACTTGTATACGTCGAGTACCTGTATCTTCGCAGACAGAGATTGGTCGCCTGCTATTAACGAACAGGCAGAGGACAGACTCCACAGGCTCGGCCAGAAAAACGCAGTGCAGATCATTGATATTGTTGCTAGCGATACTGTAGACCTTGGTAAGCAGCAGCGACTCGAACAAAAGTGGAAGTGGATCAAGGAGATTCTCGGTGAATGAATACCAAGTGCCCGACATTCTTAATACACCACAGGACGTGCCTCCGGCATGGTTTTCTCCATACCGTGACAAGCGAACGTACCGTCTTGCTTACATTAACGATGGCAAGCAGCATACTATCGTCACTAGGTATGGAGCTGTTCTTGCACAGTCTCCGTTTTACTTAGGCGAAGACGAAGAAGGTTATTTGTACGCGCTTACTGTTGAAGAAGCCAGAAAAACCTTCGTCACACACTATGGAGCTATCATCCGTGACTAGTTTTTGGGCACGACTCAAGTGCAAGTTTAGAGGACACGCTGTTGTGTTTAGTGATGCGCACCCTGTCAACGATTGGAGGATGGTGATTGTTACTAAGTGTACCCGGTGCAAGCAAACATGGGGTGAGCTATGAACCAAAAGGTTAGTATCCGTACATCGGAACGTAAGCAGTTTAGACAGTGCAGGCAGCTTTGGGATTTTAGTAGCCCAAACCGCATGAATTACGAGCCTGCTAAGACGAACAAGAACCTTGAGTTTGGTACTGCGTTTCACAAGGGGATGGAAGCGTGGTACGAGCCTAGCAATCAGTCCATGCCAAGCACGGCACGGGCAGAGCTGGCTAAGCTCGAATTCGTCAAGGTTGTTGAGGAGCAGCGTAGAGAAGCAGAAAACTACAGCTTCTTTGATGACGAGCTGAACCAGGAGTACGATGATCGTATCGTGCTTGGTAAGGGGATGCTCGACAACTACTTTGAGTATTCTGAGTTTGCTGATTTCTTTACTCCGATTGCTGTGGAGCAGCATTTCGAGATTCCGCTTGGCGAGTACCACACTCGACACAACGGGGATGTTGAGGTACAGATCGAAGGTACCATTGACATGATCGTCGAAGATGAAGACGGTGTGCATTGGATTTTCGATCACAAGACTGCTGCACAGTTTTACTCATCAGAGTGGCTGGAGATCGACACTCAGATTAGTACCTACGTTTGGGCTGCTAGCCAGCTTGGCTACAACGTCGGTGGCTTCATTTACAACGAGATCAAGAAGGACTACCCAAAGCCACCACAGGTGCTCAAGAGTGGAGGTCTGTCTAAGAACAAGCAACAGTCCACGTCTTACAATCTGTACCTCAAGGCTATTGAGGAACATGGTCTGAATCCGTCGGACTACAAAGACATTCTTGAACATCTTGAAACCAACGGAAAGGAGTTTATCCGACGTACTTGGATGGAGCGTAGTCCAGAGCAAATCATCGTTATCGCTAAAAACATTGACAATGAAGTCTCTGATATGGTCGATAGCCCGTTCATTTATCCGAACCCTAACCCGATGAATTGCAACAGTTGTCCTTTCTTCGCGCCTTGTTCTTTGAGACAAGAGTTGATGGACCCGATCGACCTACTAGATAACGAGGAGCTTTACAAGGTGCGTGATTAAATGGCTGCGACTAGTTTGGGTGGAATCCCATTGGAGAAGGCACAAGAAGTAGACAGTAAGTTTACTTGCCTTATATACGGTGCTAGCGGTGCAGGTAAGACTACGCTTGCTGCATCGGCAGCAGAGGTTCCAGACATGAAGCCTGTTCTTTTCCTCGACGTTGAGGACGGGCTTCTGTCTATCAAAGACAAATATGAAGTCTTCCGTGTACGCACTACGGACATGAACAAAATCCGTAAGGTGTACGAGGAGTTGCACAAGGCTGCCAGGACTGGTAACCTTGAGTATAACACAATCGTTATTGACAACATGACAGAGCTACAACAGCACGGACTCACTCGTATGCTAGATGATACTGACGAGTGGGATGATCCTGAAATCCCAGAGTGGAAGACTTACAACAAGAGCACGGAGCAGGTTCGACGTTTCATTCGTGCGTGGCGTGACCTTGGTGTGAACGTGATTTTTACGGCTCACGAGACTACTGAGGAAAACGAGCGCACTAAGAAGGAACGTGCTCGCCCGTATCTTACTAAGAAGGCGAGCGAGCAGATTCCTGGCTTCGTTAACTACGTCTTTTACATTCGTCTTCGTGGAGTCGACGAAAGGTTGTTGCAAACTACGAAGACTGAAAATGCAGTAGCAAAGGACAGAAGCGGTAGGCTTCCTCCTACCATCAAAAACCCTACAATGGCTATCATTCAAGACTACATTAACGGTAACGTCAGCGCAAGCAACGACAAGAATAAGGAGAGCTGAGCATGGTCAACATTAACTGGAACGACGTTGAGGCTTCTGACTTTGAGGTTCTGCCTAAGGGCCTTTACACGGTAGAGGTTGAAGAGGTTGAGTCTCGCACTACCAAGACCGAGGAAGAGGCTAAGGAGCAGGGTACCAATCCTCCGAAGCACCCTGGTTCGGAGTATTGGAGCGTGCGTCTTAACGTGCGTGAGCCTGAGGAGTACGAGGGCCGCAAGCTGTTTACTAACGTGATGCTGCCTCCGTACCAGCCTGTTGTTCTTTACAACATGCTTAAGGCTGCGCGTAGTGACCTGCTTGAGGCTGAGAACCCTGACATTGAGCCTGCTGACCTCGAAGAGCTTGGTCCTTTCCAGGTGCGAGTCTCACACCGTAAGTACGAGGGTGCGACGCAGGAGGACATTAAGCCCTCCCACTTTTACCCTCTCGAAGACGACGAGCTTGTGTAGCACTTAGCTTCGTAGCAAAGTAAGTGCTCACGGGGGACGGGGCACGTTGTCCCGTCCCCCACAGCAGTCGTCAACAGAGGGTCTATATGCAAAAGAGCGAACAGATCAAAGCGTTTTTGCGAATTGTGCTTGGCGATGACGTAGGATACGTCAACATTAGCACTAAGGACCCTAACTCTGGTGAGTGGATTCAGAAGTTTTTTGATTACCCTAACAAGCTAGACGAGGGTATCGAGTACGTCCTTGATAACATGATGCACAAGGACGTCTACTTTTGTCCACAGGTCCTTAGCGGCAAAAAGGTCAGCAAGGACTTTGTAAAGTCTGCTGGCTGCATTTGGGCCGACGTTGACGACCTTGAGCCTGAGAAGCTGCTTATTGACCCTACTATTTTGGTCCAGACGAGCAGTGAGCGGACACAGGCTTATTGGGTCCTCGAAGAGAACGTTGACCCTTATGAAGCAGAACGCATTGCATATGCAATCGCGCAGTATCATAAAGAGCAGGGGATTGATACTAGCGGCTGGGACCTTACTCAGCGTCTTCGTGTAGTCGGGACGTACAATCACAAGTACAAGCCGACCCCTGTGGTGTCTCTGGTCGAGTACGACCGTGACACCAAGTTTAAGCTTGACGACTTTAACGACTACACTGATGCGATCACTAAAGAAGGCGCAGTAAGAGTCGACTTTAGCGAGGTCGAAGCTCCAGACATTTCGCACATTGATCCTGACGAACTTCTTGACCTCAATAAAGCAAAGCTTCCTCCGAAGATTTTTGAGCTGTACAACACGAAGCCTAACCGTGATTGGTCCAGCAATCTTTGGACGCTTGAGCTTTTGCTGCTAGAAAACGGCTTCTCAGAAGAAGAGACTTTCGCTATCTGCAACAATGCAGCGTGCAATAAGTATGCGCGCGATGGTAGGAAAGCCTCTGGACTGTGGGCCGAGGTGCAGAAAGCACAGAAGAAGGTAGAGACTGACCACAAGCCTAACACGCTTGTTGGTGTCTCTAGCCAAATGACGCCCATTCTGTCAGACGAAGATAGAAAAGAAGCTGCTGAAACAAAAGACTTTCTCGAGGAGTATATAGAATGGGCAAAGCAACAAAGCGACGCTGCCTGGCAGTACCACCAGGCGGGAGCGTTTATTGTATTGTCTACTCTGCTGAGTGGGGGAGTACACTTACCCACGAGTTTCGGAACGATCATACCGAATATGTGGTTCATGATCCTGGCCGATACGACCTTGACGCGAAAATCTACTGCGATGGATATGGCAGTGGATCTTATAAACGAAATCGACCCGGAGACTATCCTGGCAACGGACGGCTCGATCGAAGGATTGCTTACCTCGCTATCTACACGTCCTGGGTACCCGTCATTGTTTTTCAGGGACGAGGTTACAGGGCTCATGGAGTCAGTGTCAAAGAAAGACTACTACGCAGGCATGTTAGAGACGCTTACGAAGCTGTACGACGGCAAGAGGCAGCGGCGTCGATTGAAGAAGGAAGACATTGACGTTGAGAACCCTGTGTTCATTTTCTTTGCTGGTGGTATCAAGTCTAAGATGCTTGAGGCTCTAAATCACCAGCACATTAGCTCAGGTTTCGTGCCAAGGTTCGTCTTCATTACAGCTCAAGGTGACTCTACTAAGCTAAAGCCTGTGGGGCCTCCTACGACAGCGTCTAAGGAAGGACGTAACAGGCTGCTGATGCGTGGTATCAATCTGCTTAAGCACTACCGAGGCAGCTATGATGGACAAGGTAGACGCAAGAAGTTTGAGGCTTGGCTAGACGATCAATCGTGGTATCTCTACAATCAGTACGAGTTTCGTATGATGAGAGACGTAGAGGACTCCACGCTTAGGGACAAGCTGACTCCTGTGATGGATAGGCTTGCTAAGTCAGGACTCAAGGCTGCTGTCCTTTTGGCTGCTGCGGAGAGCAAAGCAGAGGAGTACGTCCAGGTTGAGCCACGTCATATCAATAGGGCATTTTACTTTGTTGAGCAGTGGCGTGAGCACAGCGTGGACGTTGTGACTGGTAGCGGTAATACTGAAAACGAGCGTAACGTGCAAAACGTGCTTAGTATTATCAAGGCTTCTGGCGAAGATGGTACTACGCACCCAGAGCTTATGCGTTACACGAAGCTGCAACCGTTCCAGATGAACAACATCATTACTACTTTGGAAGAAAGGGAGCTTATCGTTCGTTACGGTTCTGGTAAGAAGAGAAGGTACTTCGATTCTACTAAGGTAGCTAAGGAAGCTTAATGACTCCTTCAATGTATGAGTTTAGGATTGACGATAACGATAAGTGGGAAGCTACGTGTCAGTTTTGTGACACCACAGTCTCAAACTTTGATAAGCTGCTAGAGCTTGATAAGTACATGACGAAGAAGCACGAATGTCCCACGCCAACGACGCAATAAACTGGATCGAACGTAACTACAAGATGGTAAAAGCTGCACCCTACGCCCAGGTGCATTTAGCTCCGGTGTGGTCACTCGAAGGTGACGAAACTCTGTGCGGTAGAAAAGTCTCGGCTGGCCAACCTAACCTGAGACTAGAAAAGGCATGTAAAAAATGCAAAGACATAGTTTCTCGGCTAGCCGACGAGGCAATAAAATCTACGTAGAGCTTAGTCCTTACATGGCTAAGTTTATTGGCATCCTCTTGTTAGAAGCTACGAAAGGTCCTTTACCGATAGAGGTTCCAGAAGAGCAAGTGCTTCAAGCTAAGAAAGCTAAAGAGCTTGCAAGCAAGGCTTCTGCAAAACTAGTCGACGCGGTAAACGAGGACCAACGTGCAAAATAAAATAGTAGTCTACATGAATTCAGACGACGAGAAGCTCTACAACTATGTAAAAGACTTCTTGATGAATTCAGTAGAAGTCATTACGAATATAGCGGATATAGAGGTCATTATTTACGATGGGCCAGATGAAGAGAAGATGTAGTAAGTGCCAAAAATGGTTGACTTTGGACAACTTTTACTACAGATACAAAAAGCGCGGCTGGCTCAGGTCGGAGTGTAAAAAGTGTTTTGGCAAGAGCAACAGAAGAATAGCTTCTAGTTCATCAAACAGCGAAGAGTACAAGCAAAGACAAGTGTTGCTAGAACGAGCTAGAAGAAATGCGCTTCTTGTTTTAAAGCACAACTACCCTGATTTGTGGAATAACTTATACGCACAAGAAAAAGCTAAAGCTA